GAAACAGATCATTATGCAAACTTAGCTGAAGATTTAGATAAAGATAAACTAGCTGAAATTTCATCTGACCTTTTAAATAAATTTGAAAACGATAAGTCCTCTCGAAAAGATTGGGAAGATCAATATTCAAAAGGACTAAAAATGTTAGGTGTTATTTCGGAAGAAAGAGATGATCCATTCCCTGGTGCTTCTGGAGTTCATAATCCTTTAATGGCGGAAGCTGCAACTCAATTCCAAGCGAGAGCAATCTCTGAAATGTTTCCACCCGGCGGCCCTGTAAAAACACAAATTATTGGAAAAGTTACAGAAGAAAGAGAGATGCAGGCTCAAAGAGTTCAAGAATTTATGAACTATCAGATCACTCAGTTAATGCCCGATTACTTTAGCGAACTAGATCAGATGTTATTTAACTTATCTCTAGCAGGATCAGCGTTTAAAAAAGTTTATTATGACACTGCTTCAGATCAAGTAAGTGCTAAATTTATTCCTGCGGAAGATTTAGTCGTTTCATACAGTACAACTGAATTAGACACTTCTCCTCGATATACTCAAATTATGAAATTAACAACTAATGATGTTAAAAAATACATGAAAACGGGTTTTTATCGTGACATTAAATTAACTTCAGCTTCAAATGATGAAGAAGAAAGTCAAGTTCAACAGACTTTAGATGAATTAGACGGAATCAACCCTGGCAATAGTGATCAAACTAGACAAGTTTTAGAGTTTCATGTTAACTATAACTTAGGAAATGATGAAGATGACTTAGAGTTACCTTACATTATTACAGTAGATCGCTCTTCACAGCAAATTTTAGCAATTAGACGCAATTGGAAAGAAGATGATAAGCTACAAAACAAGCGAGTTTACTTTATTCACTATAAATATTTACCAGGTTTAGGCTTTTACGGCTTCGGTTTAATACACATGATCGGTGGATTACAGCATGCAAGCACGGGTGCACTCAGAGCGTTACTTGATAGTGCTGCATTTGCAAATTTAAACGGCGGATTTAAAGCGAAAGGTGCTCGAATTGAAGGTGGAGACATTACAGTATCACCTGGTGAGTGGGTTGAAGTCGAAGCTTATGGCGATGACTTAAGAAAATCATTTATTCCACTTCCATTTAAAGAGCCATCACCTACTTTAATGCAGTTATTAGGAATTTTAACTGAATCTGGACGTAGATTTACTTCAATTGCTGATGCTATGGTCGGAGATGCAGCTTCATCTGCTCCTGTCGGAAGTATTGTAGCACAAATTGAGCAAGGATCAAAAGTATTTAGTGCGATTCATAAAAGATTACACATGGCGCAGGGAAAAGAACTTAAATTAATCGGTGAATTAAACGGAGAATTCCTAGATAACGAATATCCTTACGAAATTATCGGCGATGAGAAGATGGTTAGACGAAAAGATTTCGATGGACGTGTCGATATTATCCCTGTATCTGATCCAAATATTTTTTCAGCGGCACAAAGAATCGCTATGGCGCAAACCGAACTTCAACTAGCTCAATCTGCTCCTCAAATTATCGATGTGCGTAAAGCTTATGAACGATTAGTGCGTGCTTTAAATATTCCAGAGCCCGAAGAATTACTAATAGCAGATATGGAGCCAAAAAGATTGGATCCTGTCTCAGAAAATATGGCAGTATTGAACGGAAAACCTATTAATGCTTTTATGGATCAAAATCACACTGCTCACTTAGCAGTTCATCAACAATTTTTAGCTGATCCTCGATTTGGTGGAAATAAACAAGCACAAGAAGCTATTTTAGGTCCCATGTTAGCGCATATGGCAGAACATTTAGCGTATCAGTATAAGATGACTATGCAAAATTTAGGACAACAAGCCGGAATGCAAGTACAAATTCCAAATATCGATTTTAAAGATCGAGATAATGAACAAGAAGAACTATCCCCAGAAGTAGAAAACGCTCTATCTCAATTTGAAGCACAAACTGCTCAACTACTTGCTCAAAGTCAACCACCAACTGAAGAACAAGCTAAGCAACAACAGCAAAATGCTAAAGATCAAGCTGAACTTCAACTTAAAGCAAAAGAAATGCAGATAAGAGAAGCTAGATTTGTAGAAGGCGTGAAGAAAGATCAAAAAGTTCAAGATAGACTAGAAAAAGAATTTAAATTAAAAGCAGCTAAAGAAGCAATTCAGTTAGCGAGGGAGAATGGAAACAAAAAAACTTAGACCTACGGGTGAAGAAATAAGAAAGGCGAAAAAATTTTTAAAAAATAATAATATGCCGACTAATGTAATTAAGCCGCATTTATTTGCAATGGCTTCAAAAGAAATAAAGAAAAGTTATGAAGATACACTTGATACATTAAAGGTTTTATATAGGAGCAAGTATGCTGAAGCTAACGGAAGCGATACAGGAAGAAATAAAAAAACTTAGAAAAGATTTATCTGAACGAACTGTTAATCCAGGATTTGATACTCACGAACAATATATTAAAACTGTAGGAATAGTTCACGGTTTAGATAGAGCCAGAGATATTATTAAAGATATTTCTGAACGATACATGAAAGGAGATATACTCGAAGATGAGTAATATTGTCATGAATAATGATTGGCACACCGATAGTGATGTTGCTGATCCAAAAGAACTACCAATCCCGTGTGGATTTCGAATACTCATTCGACCAATCGCACCGATTAAAAAAACGAAAGGTGGAATTATCTTAACTGATAAAGCTGTAGAAGATCAAGCTTATCTTAATAGCAAAGGAAGAGTTCTTGCTATGGGAGATGAATGTTACGATAAAAGCCAAAAACCATGGTGTACAATTGGTGACTATGTTGTATATGGTAGATATGCAGGAAGTAAGATTGACGTAGGTGGCGTTAAGATGCTCTTGTTAAATGATGATGAGATATTAGCAGTTTTACCAAACCCTGATATCTTAACAACTAAAGTATAAACACGTGGCGCACAACCACGCAATACATGGGAGGTTAAACCATGATAGACGAAGAACTAAAGGAAGTCGAGGTAACACTTGACGAGGAAAAAGAAGAACAAACGAATCAGAATCCAATTGAAGAAGCAATCAATGCGCAACAGTTGGATAATGAAGGAGATTCTTCTGAGAATGCAGAATCAGAAAAGCCTGAATTAGAAGTTGAACTTTCTAATCTTAAATCTGAATTAGAAGAAATTAAAAAAGAGCCTTACTCGGAAAGAGTAAAAAAACGTATCGCTAAAGAAGTTGCTAAGACTAGAGCGGCAGCTGAAAAAGCAAAAATGCTTGAAGAACGTTTAGCTAAAATTGAATCTTCTATGGCAGAAAAAGAAAAAGAAGAAAAAGAAGTTCAATATAAAACGGTAGCACAACAATTAAGAGAAGCTATTGAATCAGGTGAAACTGATAAACAAGTTGAACTAATGGAAGCGATGTCAGATTTAAGACAAAGAAAATCTAACGTTCAACCTGAGAAACCAGTTGAAAATACTAATAACGTTGAAGATAGAATTAATTCTCTTCCAGAATTAGCGAAAGATTGGATTGCTAAAAATTCTGGCTGGTGGAATAAACCAGAGCATAGAGATGCTACTACTTTATCTTTTGGTATCGATAATCAATTAGTAGAAGAAGGATATGACGTAAATGATCCTGAATACTATCAAGAACTCGATAAAAGAATGTCAAAGTATTTTCCTGACTTAATAAATCCGCAACAAACAGCAGATAAAAACACTTCACAAGATGATAAAAAGGTTGTATCTTCAGAACAGAAGAGAGTGCAATCGCCAGTTGCAGGTGTTTCTCGATCTACATCGGGTTCTGCTAAGAGCGTTAAGCTATCTGCTGATGATCTAGCAAATGCTAGAAAATTTGGAATAGATATTAGCGATCCAGCGGCACTGAAAAGATACGCAAGGGAACTTGCTAGTCTTTCAATACAGGACAAATAGAAAAGGAGCCTGATAATGACAACTAAAGAAACACGAGATGAGCTTTCTCGTAAAAAAGCTTGGAGACCGCCATCATTGTTAGAGGCGCCACCAGCGAGGCCAGGATATAAGCAACGTTGGGTAGCGACTAGCATTTTAGGTCAAGATAACCCAACTAATTGGGCGAAACGTATGCGAGAAGGTTGGCAACCAAGAGATCCAAAGACAGTGTCTAAAGATTTCGCCGTAGCTACTGTTGAGCATGGTAAGTTCGCCGGTTACATTGGCGTTGAAGGAATGGTTCTCTGTGAAATGCCAGAGGAAATGATTACGCAGCGTAATGAATATTATGCAAATAAAACACGAAATCAAGAACTTGCAGTCGAGCATGACTTACATAGATCAGAACAACCAGGTAATCCTATCCAACGAGAACATCGATCTAAAACGACAGTAGGTGGTGAGTAAGGCAATGGCAATTTTAAGGAGGTAAATATAAAATGGCTAACGCAGACACACCAAACGGTTTTGTACCTAAAAGACACTTAACCGGCGGCGTGATCAGAGCCAATGAATACCTAATTGCGAATGGCAAAGCTGCAAATTTCTTTTCTGGCGATATCGTAGATCTCGGATCAGATGGATATTTAGACACTTTCGCTAATAACGAAAAAGCAATTGGAGTATTTTACGGCGCTGAATATGTCGATGAAAGTACAGGTGACGTGAAGTTTGTAAAAAAATGGACTTCCGGCACAACAGTAAAAGCTAACACAACAGTGAAAGCTTATGTTTATGACGATCCAATGATTACTTACACAATACAGGCCGGTAACGGTTCTATTGC